CGATGATCGGCCGCGTGTTCTGCGTCTTGATGATCAGCGGCAGGCCGGTTTCGGTATCAATCACGACGCGGGTGTGAGTGCCCGCGTCGTGATTGCTGGCTTCGTAGAGCACGCTGCCCGGCGTGAAATTCCAGGTCATGCCGCGCGCCCGGCGTTACTGGTTGATATCCCAGATGCAGGCATGGGCTTTCGGCGCGGTTGGCCGCAAGGTGCCTTCCCACACCACACCGCCCTGCGTGTTGTCGCCGGTCTTGGCGTAGTCCTCTTGGATGAAATCGCGCTGCGGCAGTGGCGCAAGCTCGATGTAGCTCGGCGAGACCAGTTCGACGACATGCGCCGGCATGAAGCGGTCGGGCGCCAGTTCGACGCGGCCGAAATCCGACAGATAGACATCGACCGCGCCCACCAGCGTGACCGGCGCCGGCTGGGTCGCCTGGACGATGTTCTGCGCCGCGATCGGGTTGCCGGTGCCGCCCTGCGCCAGTGTCGAAAAATACTTTTTGATGTTGGATGACATGAGCGCCAGTTCCGGCTTGCCGCCCTTGTCGAACACCATCTGCATCGCGGTGTCGAACATCGACAGCGTAAGATCAGCGAGCGTGCCGACGGTGTGGCCGTTGGTGCCATCCCCGGTCGGAAACGCGCCGGCGCCGGCGCCAACAACGCCATTGGTACACCACGTCTGAAACCCCGCCATGGCACGCGGGTCGGTGATCGTCTTGACGCTGGCGCCGGTCACGGTCAGTTCCAGATCGCGGCGCAGTTCGATGCCGCGCAGCACGGCCTGGCGATTGTATTCATCCTCACCGACCGTGTTGACCGTGCGCAGGGTATCGGACACGCCGACGGTGCGGGCGAGAATCTGGCAGATATTGTTGAGCCGCGCCGGCTTGACCGATGGGCTGATCGCCGCGGTGAAGCCTTCCGGCTGCGGCACGTTGGCCGCGGTGTTCAATTCCTGCAGCAGCCATTCGCTCAGCACCTGTTCGGCGCCGACGCGCGCGCAGGCGCTGACCATCGGGGTGTCCTCGGGATCGATCCGATAGATGATGTCGGCCAGATCCTCGCGGACGTTGTTGGCGGCGGTTTCAAGGTAGGTGTTGGCCGGCGTCGCCGACATCACCGGGAGAGCCATCGTCAATACTCCATTGCTGGCCGGCGGCGCCCCTTGCACAGGGCGGCGCGCGAGCGTTGAACCGAATTGGTTCGCAATGGGATTGACTGCGGGGCGGTCGGGCGCTGCCGGTTGGTGTTGCGCTGGCGCGTCACACTCCGGCCCGCTTGGACAGCCCGCACTTGGTCATCCGGGCGACGGCACGGCTGCGTGGCGGGTTGGTCCTCGGGACTCCGCACCACGACTGCATCGCCGGGCGCCTGGTCGCATCAGGCGACTGCGCGGCGGCGAGCGAGCACGACGCTGCCCCGTGCGGCGAAGTGCCGTCAAGGGCTATCAGGCCAGGTTCATACGCCGCGCCCGTTGGTGCGCTGCGCCGCGCGCCGCGCCGACAGCAGTTGCGCCGCGTTGCGCACGCTCGGCCGCTCCTGGAATTGCGATTCGGCGCTGCGCACCGGCTCAGTGACGGGCGCCGGCAGGCTGCCACGCTGCACCACCGGCACCACCGGCGCGTCGGTCCTGGCGCCTGCCATCATGCGGTCGAACATCATCGCCTTGGCCAAGGTGACGATGTAACGCGCCTCATAGAGCGCGCGCAGTTCACCGTCGGGATAGCCGTTTTCACGGCCCCATTTGACGATTTCCCCCTGGATGCGACCGCGCTTGGCCGGATCCTCCCAACCGGGCAGCGCCCTGACCAACTGCTTGTGTCCCTCGGCGAGCTTGGCCCGCTGCTGCGCCTCGGTCTGCTGCGACTGGTGCGCCTGCAGGGTCGCCAGCTTGTTTCGCTCGCGCGCCGCCATGTCCCATTCGGCGCGGCGGATGTTGTATTGCGCCGGGTCGGTGCGGGCGAGTTCGACCCAATTCGGTTCCTCGCCGAGATTGCCTTCCAGTGCCCGGATCTGCTGTTCCAGGATCGGCGTCAGGATCGGCGCCAGTTCGGCAACCGCCGCCTGCGCCGACTGCACCTCGCGCGCGAAATCCGCAAGCTGCTGGCTCTTGCGGGTGTAGTCGGTACCTTTCAGCACATGATCGAGCAACTGCGCATGGGTGAACGCCTGCGGCTTGCCGCCGATTTCCAGCGTCACCACGGCGCCCGCATCGGCCGCCGGCTGCACGGGCGCGGCGGCATCGCCGGCGGCCTGCGGCGCGGCGCCAAGGGCGTCCTGGCCGCGCATGCCGGCCATCAGTTCGGCCAGAACGTCGGCGCCCCTCTGACGGCCCGCGTCGGCGTCGCCGGCAGCCTCGCCGCCCGGGCGCTCTGCGCCAGTGGCTCCTGGCGCCAGCATCGCACTGCGCGCCGCCGGTGCCGTGCGCGGCGCCCGGCGCCCTGGCGGCGCATCCCCCGCCTCGGCGCCGGCCGCGGCACGCCGCCGCTCGCCGAGCGTGCGGGTGGCATCGCGCATCGAGAGCCGCCCGGTCTGCGGCGGCGTCGGCGGCGGCTGGCCTGGCGCCTGGCCGGGCGTCGGCGTGGCGGGTGCCGGTGTGGCTTGTGCCGGACTGCCTGTCGCCGCCGGCGCCCTGGTTGTGCTCGCAGCGCCCGGTGCGCCGCCGCCCTGTTGTGCGCCGCTCATGGCGAGGCTCCATTCGCTTGCTTGCTGACATCCAGCGGCTCATCCGGCCGGCGTTTGGGCGGATCAGGCGGCCGTGGCAGCAGCCTCCGATAGCTATCGGCGAACGATGCCACCGCGCGCCGCGTGCGCCACGCCAGCTTGCGGAAATGCGGGCCGTGTTGCGGTCTTTTCATTCGTGCGCCTTCGCCCGCTGCAACAGCCGCGCCGCGTCCTGCCAATCCTTCATCACCGATTCCAAATTCACCCGCAGGCGGTGGATCGCCAGCACCTCATGGCGCGCCTCGCGCCGATCGGCCCGGCTGGTGCCGGCGATCGCCCGCTGCGTCGCGCTGACCACCATCTCATCCAGCGCCTCAGCCAGAAATGGATCGTGCAGCAGCCGCGTGGCCGCCGCCGCCGCTTCCCGCGCATTGGTATCGGTCACGTCAACCACGCGACATCGCGGTGCCGTTGGAGAAAAATCCGCTCATTGCCAGCCGTAGCCGCTGAATGGGTGCGCGCTGTCCGACGACACCACTGACACCGCGTTGCCGCTGCCACCCAGCAGATAGGTTTGCCCGGGAACGATGCACGTCACATCGCCGCCTGCGGTTGTCGTCGCGGTGCCGCGCTCATTGACGCACAGGTTGGTGGTCGCGGTCGGCGGGTTTTGCAACCAGCCGCCACTGGTCCGGTGCCCAGCCGCCAGCGCGGTCACGGCCGTGCCGCCTGTCGTCACCGTGGCAACATCGAGCGAGGTCAGCACGACGGCGCGCGCGGCGCCCAGCACAGCGAACGTCACCACACCCGCCATCAGCCATTTCCGCATCGTCGCCTCCTTTCGATTGTCATGCGCGCCCCTTACCGGGTGACGCTCTGCAATTCAGTGTTCGACAGCACGCGCGGCCAGTAGCGCACACGGCGGACCCAGCCGTTGCATTGCAACGACAGCCCGTCGCTGCCGATGGTCAGTGTGGTATTGCCGCTGGTCAGTGCCGCAACAGAGAACGATGCCAGCACCGCACCGCTAAGCGCACCGCGCTGGACGCCTGATGCGAACGCGTGAGCGGCGCGGAACGGTGTCGCGAGCGGCACCGTGGCCATACCCGAATTATAGGCTCCAATGCTGTCAAGTATGGCGACAAAATTGCTGCCCTGCACGTTGATTGACGTTTTGCCGTTCGGGCCGGTGAAACCGACATACTCCGCTGACTTGTTCCAGTTCGCGGCCTGCATCCCTTCGATCTGCAGCGTGCCAAGCTGTGTCACGAACCACGCGCCAACAGGGGCGGTGCAGTTCTCCACACTCCGCGTCACAGTCGCAGCAGTCGTCGGGATGTAGCTGGTAGGGAATGCACCAGCCTCAATCTGGTCGCCCCAGAAATAGGCGTAGCTGCTTCCGTCACCTGTGTACTGCCAGTTCCCGGCGTTATCACACAAAGCAATACGGAAAGTGATCGCTCCAGGCGAGGCTATCGTCGTGCCGGACACCGTAATGCGATACCACCCGTTTCCTGCGTTCTGAATAGTGAATGCCGTCGCTACGCCAAGCGGATTCGCGATTGTCCCGGCTGTCAGGTTTGCGACAGCAACCGTATTTCCCCCAATCCAGTTTGCGCCAGAACGCAGTTCCACGGCGACGAATGTCCTGATCCCCGCCTTAACATACACCGCGTGCGTATATGCCGTGCTGCCGGCTGGTGTGAAAATAAAGTCAAGGCTATGGTCGGAGTTGGTTGTCGTATCCTCGGTCAAGCGCACCCCCGTCAGCGTGCCATCCGGCGCCGAGATAGCTGCGGCCGTCCTGGTTGATGCAACCGTAACGTGGTTTGTGAGGGCGCCAGAGTTGGTGACGACGTTCGTCCGCGCTTCCTCGATCAGCAGCCCGTTGAGCGCGTGCGTCACCGGATCATAGTCGAAGCGCGGCGCACCGCTCGCCGCCGTCTGCATCGTGCCTGTTGCATCGAAATACGTCGCCGTGCTGCCACGCGTGAAGGTCAGTCTCGGATCGAGCGTCGGCCCGTTGAATGATAGATCGAGCGTCGCGCCAGGCACGCCACCGGGCGCCTCAAGCTGTTCCAGCCTGAGCGGCGCGAGACTGCCCGCCGGGAAACCGCCCAGCGGCGACCGCAACGGCTGCGCGGCGGCCACGGACGGCCACAACAGGCTGCTGGCGACGAACGCGCGCCGCCTCATGTGCCAGGCGCCCCGGTTGGCGGCCCCGGCGGCGCCCCTGGCGGCACCAGGGCGCGGTTGCCGAGCGCCGCACCCGCCACGCTGCCACCACCTCGGCCGATCATCGCGCGCCGCATCGCCAGCAGGGTTGCCGGATCACTCGCGGGGCTGGGAGAACCGGCACCCGGCACGGGCATCACCGGCGGCGCTGCGCGCTGGGGAACACCGGCGAGCGGCCCGGCCAGGGCCGGCCCCGGGCGACTGAGGGCACCCGGTGCACCGAGCGCCGGGACGAGAGGCGGCCCGGGCTGCGGGATGGCTTGCGCTGGCCCCGGCGGCGGCATGCCGGGCGCCAGCAGAACGGCATACGGGATGGTGGTTTTCAGCGCCGCCTTGAATTCGGTGATCGACGGCAGCGGCGTGTTGTATTGCGCCGCGGTGGCATAGGCGTTGACCCACGCGGTGACGGCGGCCTCATCGCGCGCCCGATCGTCCTCCATCGCCAGCTTGATGCGATCGGTCTGGCTCTTGCGTGTGTCGTCGGCGATGTCGGCCTGGGTTTTCATGGTTTCCACCTGCGCCAGCACCTGATCGGTGGACGGCTGCGGCGGCGGCGGCGGTGGCGGCTGCCAGCCAGGCGGCAGTTCCTTGAAATAGCTGGTGACGTCGCTGATGCCCGACGTTTCGCACATCCGCGCCAGTGTGTTGCGGTATTCGGCAAGCCCGACGATCGGTGTGTCCAACCTACCCTGCGCCACGGCGGGCGCCAGGATCTGTTCCTGCTTGTTGGCGATGGCGCTCAACATCGCCAACCGCTCCGACGGCGTGCCCTTGCCGCCGATGTTCACCTGCACATCCCACATGATCGACAGCGCGCGCGGATCGACCGCGATCCACTTGCCGCGCAGCGACAGCACGTTGGGGCGGTCCTGGTGGCGCGCCATCATACGCAGCAGGCCCTGATACAGCGGCACCATGCCGGTTTCAGCCAGGGTGCGCGCGATCATGTCCAGTCGATCCTGCGCCGCGCCGGTCTGCGCCGACACCGCCTCGGGCGCGGTCGATTGCAACGATTCCGCCGTGAGACCCTGTGAGGTGCGGGTGATGCCGGTGCGGCTTTCGCGCACCGCTTCGAGCAGTTCCATCACCGGCAACGCCTGCGCGCCGACAAACGGCTTGGTCAGTTCGCTGACCGCGCCCTGTTGCGACACGCGGATGATGGCGCCGATCGCGGTCTGCCGCGCGTCATCGATGCTGGCTTGGCCGACCTGCACCACGGTGCGCGGGAAAATCGACTGCCCGAGGCTATCGAGGATGCCGCGGATCAGCCGCGTTTCGGTCTTTTGCAGATCCATCACCATGTCGGCCTGCGAGAAGCCGATGACGCGGCCAGGCTCACGATAGGGCGTGAATCCGGCCAGCGGGATTTCGTCGGTGCGATCCCAGCGGATCAGTTGCGGCGAGGACCCGACGCAGTGCACATGGATCAGTTCGGCGATGCCGTCGCCGTCGGTGTCCATGCGGCACCAG